TACAACTGGAAATCAATCTCAAGATGAACCACTATTTACAGATTTAGAACCATCTAGAGCCGGCAATAGTGGAGATGGTTATATTTGGAAATATCTATTTACTGTTCCCCCTACAGATATTATTAAATTTGATTCCACTGAATATATACCATTACCAAATAGTTGGGAAACTTCAACATTATCCCAAATACAATCTATTAGAGATAATGGAGATTCTACCCTTAACAATAATCAAATTAAGTTTGTGTATATTGAAAGTCAAGGAAGTAATTATGCTACAGGAGAGGTAGATATTTTAGGTGATGGATCTGGAGGTAGAGTTTTTGTTGAAGCAAACGAAGATGGTCAAATAATAAAAACCACAGTAACTGCAGGTGGTAGTGGATATACTTATGGAATTGTTGATCTTGGTCCACTTCAAACTGTAGACACTATTCCATTTCCAGCAAAACTAATACCAATAATACCACCTTCAAGAGGGCATGGATATGATTTATATAGGGAAATGGGATCAGATAAGGTTTTAATCTACTCTAGATTTGATGATTCTTCCAAAGATTTCCCGGTAGATACAAAATTTGCTCAAATAGGAATATTAAAAAATCCAACTAAATTTATATCCACAGAATCTTATACTTCGGACAGATTTTCTGGTTTAACATCATTAAAAGTTATACCATATGGAACAACTTTACCAACTGTTGGTGAAAAAATAGAACAAACTCTGACGAATGGAGATAAAGTAGTTGGATATGTGGCATCTTATGATAGAGATACAAAAGTTTTAAAATATTTTAAAGACAGATCATTATACTATAATCAATCAACATATGATCAAACTGATTATGTTGGTATTTCCTCTTCAGCAAACGCTTCAATTGACTTTAGTTCTTCTGGTGGTTCAATTAGAGGTATTGATAGTGGATTTTTATGTTCGATAGATTCATCGTTTAGCGCATCAACATTAACAGTTCAAAATAAAATAATTAACCTTGATGTATCTTTTACTTCTGGTATTGCAAGTCCTGAAATAAATAAAACATCTGGAGATATTATTTACATCGATAACAGACCTTTAGTACAAAGAAACTCTAGACAAAAAGAAGATATTAAAATTATTCTAGAATTTTAAAAAATGGCACAAAAAACTAATCTCAATGTTAATCCATATTTTGATGACTTTGATTCTACAAAGAACTTTTATAAAGTTCTTTTCAATCCGGCAAAGCCAGTTCAGTCTAGAGAATTAAATACAATACAGTCTATTTTACAAAACCAAATAGAATCTTTTGGAAGTCATATTTTCAAAGAAGGTTCTATGGTAATACCTGGTGGTGTATCATATGACTCAGAATATTGTGCAGTAAAATTAAATTCTACATCTTTCGGAGTTGATATTTCACTCTATATAGAAAAATATGTTGGTCAGATAATTAGAGGAGAGGTATCTGGGATATCAGCAATTGTAAAAGAAGTAGTTTTTCCGAATAGTAGTGGTGTAGAAAATATTACAATTTATGTAAAGTACTTAGATTCTGACAATAGTTTCAATCAATCAGTCTTTTCGGATGGAGAATCTTTATTATCAACACAACCAGTATCTTATGGAATAAACAACGTATTAATATCTGATGGAACTCCCTTTGCATCATTAATATCTGATAATGCAACTGTGTTAGGATCTTCAGTTTCAATTGATAATGGTATATATTTTGTTAGAGGAACTTTTGTAAATGTAAATAAACAAACTTTAATATTAGATTATTATAATAACATTTCTTCATATAGAGTTGGGTTAAGAGTATCTGAGAATATTATAACAACAAAAGAAGATGAATCTTTATTTGATAACGCAAAAGGATTTACAAACTTTGTTGCACCTGGTGCAGATCGTTTAAAAATAAATTTATCATTAACAAAAAAATCTTTGTCTGATATAAATGATACTGATTTTATAGAATTACTAAGAGTTGAAAATGGATTTCTTAAAAGAATAGAGAACAAAACTGATTACAATTTAATAAAAGACTATCTTGCCCAGAGAACTTATGATGAATCTGGTAATTACACAGTAACACCCTTTAATATTTCTATCAATAATTCATTAAATAATTTATTAGGTAATAATGGAATTTACTTTGATGGTAATACTACAACTGGAGGAAATACACCTTCAGATGATTTAATGTGTGTTACTATAAGTCCTGGCAAAGCATATGTAAAAGGATATGACGTTGAAAAAACCAGCACAACTATTTTAGATATTGAAAAACCAAGAGATACTCAAACAGTTACTGGTGCTTTAGTACCCTTTAAGATGGGTAATATTTTAAGAATCAATAATATTTACGGAGCTCCTGTAAATAGATCTACAGTCTATTTTTACAGTAGGAGAAGAAATGGTGCAACTTCAACTCCAGGTGGAGTTGAATTGGGATCTGCAAGAATTTATTTATGTAAACTTACTGATGCTGCTTATGAAGGAGCAAGGACAAAATGGGATTTATATCTTTATGATATTCAGTTTTATACACATTTAACTTTAAATAATTCATTAACTGCAACAGAATTACCAGCAGGATCAATTATTACAGGAAATAGCAGTGGTGCTACTGGATATGTTGTTTCTGCAGGAACTAGTAATAATCTTGCAGTTGTAAGACAAACATCTGGAACATTTTTAGTTAATGAAAATATTTCTATTAATGGTATAACTTTACAATCTAGATCGATTTTAGGTGTAAGGTCTTATAAATCATCAGATATTAAATCTGTTTATTCTTCTGGAAGTCCTGCATTTTTAGCAGATTCTGTTTTAGAATCCTTTATTCCAGTTGGTTTTAGTGGTCAAGATCAAATTACTATAGGATCTGATGGGGTAGTAAGAACTGCAAATAAACCTTTTAGTGGAATATCGACTGATACAATAGTAAAATATTCTAGAGTTGGATTTAGTACAGAAACTTATAATAGTGTTACTAATGTATCTGCTGATGGAACAACTTTTACATTATCAAGTGTATCTTCAGTATCTAATGTAAATAATGGTGACATTACAGATTCAAATCTACAATCTAGATTCATAGTTGGCAATTCTGTAATAAGAGATCAAAATTCTGGATATTTATATTCAGTATTACCTAATACAAATATTTCTAGTATAGATCTTAGTAACTCACAATTAACATTTTCTGCACAATCAGTATCTTCTAATACAATATCTGGAGGATCATTAACATTATCAACAGGAGATTTTACTTTACCGGGAAATTCTGGATCTATAAAATTTGACACTTTTGATGCAGAGAAGTATTCTATTCATTATGACGATGGAACTATAGAGTCTTTAACTGATGACCAAGTTACTTTTAATCCCGAATATACACAAATTACATTTAATGGCATAACTAATGGTAAGACTACCTATATTGTTAATGGCACATTTGTAAAGACTGGTATACAAAGTAAAACTAAAGTTCATAAAAAGAGTACTTTAGTTAATGTTGAGTTATCAAAATATGAACAATCTGGATCTAATTCTGGATCATCTATTAACGATGGATTAACTTTTAATAGATATTATGGATTAAGAGTTCAAGATAATGAAATTTGTTTAAGATATCCAGATGTAATTAGAGTTTTGGCAGTTTATGAATCTTTGGATTCATCTCTTCCAACTTTTGACAGATTAAACTTTTCTTCTCTATATGGAGTTTATAATAATTCAATAGTTGGGGAAAATATAACAGGTAAAACAAGCAATTCTATAGCAAGAATTGTTAAAAAAGATCCTCTTTATCCAAATAGTGTTGAGATTGTATATTTAAATGGCAATAAATTCCAAGTTGGTGAAGAAGTATCATTTGAACAATCTAATATTACATCACCAATAGAATCAGTGTCATTTGGAAGATATAAAAATATTACCAATATTTTTAAATTAGATAAAGGACAAAAAAACCAATATTATGATTATTCAAAAATAATAAGAAATTCAAACGAACAAGAACCAACTAAAAAACTCACTATAGTTATTGATCATTATGATGTTTCTTCAACAGATTCGGGAGACTTATTTAGCATATTAAGTTACAATGATGAAAATTATGGTAAAGATATACCAAACATAGGATTTTTAAATATTAGATCCTCTGACACATTGGACTTTAGACCAAGAGTATCATACTTTAGTGGATCATCATCTTCACCTTTTGATTTTTCATCAAGAAATTTTGGAAACGGTCCAAAAGTAATATTTACCCCAAATGAGTCTAGTTTAGTAAACTACAATTTCTATCTTGGAAGAATTGATAAAGTATATTTGGATAGTTATGGATCTTTTGTTGTTGAAAAAGGAATATCATCAACTAATCCAAAAGAACCTTATAAGTCAGGAGATTTGTTAGAAATAGCATCTATTTCATTACCACCATATCTTTATGATACTAGTGATGCAAAAGTATCTTTAGTTGATAATAGAAGATATACTATGAGAGATATTGGAAAGATTGAAGATAGAGTAGAAAATTTAGAGGTTGTAACTTCATTATCACTATTAGAATTAGACACACAAACATTGCAGATACAGGATGCTGATGGTATAAACAGATTCAAAACAGGATTTTTTGCCGATTCTTTTAGAAATGATAATTTTATTGATTTAGGAAATTCTCTAGCAGAAATTTCAGATAACAATGAATTAACTCCATTAATATCAAAAAATAGTTTAAAAAATCAAATTATACCATTAGCAAATTCTGCGGATTATGAGTTAGATTTATCTCAAAATTTTGAACTATTAGATAATAGAGTTAAAAAGACGGGACAAGTAATTACTTTGGATTATGAAAGTGTTGATTGGATAGAACAACCATTGGCAACAAGAGTTGAAAATGTAAATCCATTCCACGTTATTCAATATGTTGGTGATGTTAGATTAAATCCATTTAGAGATACTTGGATAAGGACTGTTGAACTTCCCGATAGAGTTATTACACACAATAATAGTCTGAATTTAGAAAGT